ACCATACTAATTCTAGTATTTGTCGGGTTTAAATCTGTTTCAAAACCTGTAGTTAATACAGACGCTCGCTGCCCGAGTGGGTTACCAGCGGCGGGGTTCCATGTAAATGTTTTACCATTTAAAATAGTTGCAACAAGTACCTGACCAAAATTTGATAGTGACCATAAACCAGGAGGAGTATTAACACCATTTGTAGATGCAGCTTGTCCCCAGTTATTAGATCCACCCCAAACTCCTGTACCCCAACCAAATTGAAATTGTTGTATTTGATTACCAACAGTTTCTAATGGAGTAACAGTTGCAGATCCTCCAGATAAAGTTTGTGATGCATTTGTAGTTTGTTCTACAGTAAATTCAGTATCAGATACTATTGATTTAACTTCATATAATTTATCTTCGAAATCGTCATCGTTAAATCCCACAGTAGTAAAAGATTCAACAGTTGCACCTGAATTTGCAGATTGAACTGCAGTTCCATTTATTCCTCTAGTTAAACCTATTAAAGAAGTTACAGGGGTCGTTGTAGTTCTATTGACGGCATAATCGGAAACTGTTCCAGGACCAAAATTAGCACCCCACATAAAATGTTCATCTCCTGTAGTAGCTGTAGTACCATTGTCTGCATCTGCTCTATATATAGCTAAATTACCACCAGTTCCTGCAAGAGTAAAAGTAGTAGAACATCTATACCAACCGTTTCCAACGTTTGTTATTGTTGCAGTGTGTTGAGGATCAGTTGTTCCAACAGTTCCGTTTTGAATGTCAAAATAAGTTTTATTTAAGACACCTCCTCCTGTCATACTAAAATCTTGTAAATAAATATGAGTAATGTTCGACCCTGTTTTATATTTTGCAAATACACTAAAAGTGTTAACTCCTGGAGTTAAACCTGTAAGAGAGTTTCTAAAAACAGCTCCAGCAGAAGGATTTACTAAATCTTGTTGTATTGTTTCTGCTGAAGTAGTTCCATCTGGAGCAACTTCTGTATTTGCAGTTACATTAGTTCTTGCTTTTCCCCACCAGGCATTATCAAACTCTTCTGTGTAAGCAAGATGATTTGTAAAAGTTCCTGTAAAGTTTAGTTGTTCACCTGTGTCTACTATTCTAACTGGATTAGCTGGTAAAAATCCAGCTGTACTTGTTAAAGGAATACTAGTTTGTTCCGCTATAATATATTGTTGTAATGTAGTTGAAGCTACTGTTGTAGTTGGAAGAGTAACGTTATTAAACTCTACAATGTCACCAGCAGATAAACCATTAATAGATTGTGTTGTAATTTCTACAACATTAGAACCTGATGTAAAACTAAACGTACTATTCTTAAATTCATCGATTGTTAATGGAAAGCCACTACTTCTATATGGTGTAATATCGTAAAAGTTATCTTCGTAATAAATTAATAAAAACTTATCCGTTCCAATTGCTAAATATTTATTACCGTCATTACCTCTAAATGGATGTAGTCTTCTTGATACAGATGAAATACTTTCTCCACCTTCTGCTTTCCAACCACCTACTTTTTCTGGTAATGAATATCTAAATCTAACGTTGTCACCACCCACATAACGTGCGACCGCTCCAACCTCAGAGTTTTGTTTATCGAAACCTGGTTTGATTTGCCATTTGCTAAGAGGCATTTTTACCTCCTATATATCATCTTTGTAGGTCCATCCTACAGTTGCATTTACATAAACTAAAGTAAAATTTTCATTATCTGTTGAAACAGTTATATCTCCTGCAGAACCTGCAATGTTTTCAGCTCCGGGAGCAACAGTTAAAGCATTAATGCTATAGCTTTGTCCACCATCAATAACACTTACCTCTGATCCAATAGAAGGACCTGTTGGTAAGGTAATGGTTAAAACACCTCCAGATGTGTCACAAATAATTTGATCTCCATCTACAGCTGTATAAGAAGTAGTTGTTGACTTATAACCTTTGTTTACCATCCCTTTATTTACATTAGTTCCATCAGAGTAAAGCAAAGCTTTTGCACCTGTTGCTAAAGTAACTCCAGTTCCTGAAAAAGTTTTAACAGTTAAAGTATAGTGTGATGCTGATCTATCTGTTGCATCTTCTACAACAAATACTCTTTCTGATGAGTCAGGCATAGTTACAACTCTATTCCCTGTTAATGTTCCAGTTAATTTAAAGTATAAATTTTTACCATTTGAAGTAGCACCATCTGTTAATACTAAATTAACATCAGCTGCGCCTACAGCTAAACTTAAATATCCACTCGCTGCTTGCTCCAAGATTTGTAGATTCGTGTTTGTAATATTACCCCATAGACCAGATTTTTCACCGGTAACCATAAGTTCTAGTTTTATATCATTTGAATAACTTGATGCCATAATTTATCCTATTCTCCAGGAGACGGAGAGTTAATAGCAGTTCTTATTGTGCCATCCATATACTCGTCTCTTCTTCTTCTACCTTGTTGTTCTATACCATATGTAGCCATACTTCTACCATAAGATTGCTCGTATAATTGTAACATATCTGTTGGTCCTTTTAAATAGCCGTAAGTTTCAGCTAAACATGCATATAATATTAAATCCGGGTAATTTGTAGATACATATGTTGTAGTCGCGTCACTAGCTGTAATTGAGTCTGGTTGCTTGATATAAGCAACGTGGCACACGTAAGCAGCATCGGGCGTCGGGGCTACAAAAATAGTAGATGCATTTCTATTAGCATAGTATTTTGGAATATTATTAGGTGCAGCAGATGCTGTACCTGGTGTGTTATAAAACTCTTCCATAAAAGAAGTATCTCTAAGCTCTAGATTTTTTCTAACAGCTGGTGTTTCGTTTGTATCGTTGATGTAAATATATCTTATAAATCTTGTATTTGTTGGTGCAGCAACCTCTCTATTACCTGGAGTCAAAGTAATTGTATCATAGAAACGAGCGTCATCTGTATCTGTTTCTCTAAATATTCTAGCTTCAGCATTTTTTACAATAGTCGTAAGAATAAGATCATTTAATACTGTACTATCAACTTCTGTGTAACTTCTGATATCTGATTTTAATTCTCCAAAATTCATAATTATGCCTTAAATACTATAGGTCCAGCTGAACACTGTAAACCTCCTCCATTATCCCTTGTATTAACATTTTGAAACGTAGTAAAGAAAAAACTATTATTAACTGTAATAGTTGATGGTTGACCAGGATTGGGAATAGTTGATGAAATCATTGTTATATTAAAAGCTCCGAAGACTTTAGCACCATTACTATGAGAACCGGCTGTTGTATTTGGTGGAGTTACACCTCTAAATTTAGCAGCTGTTCCTCTTACACACCCTGTTAATTGATTTCCTACCTTAGCTGCATATGAAATGGTTTCGTTTTTAAAAAGTAAAGTTACAGGATCTATTTTTTCTATCATAATATATCCAGTTACAGGGAAATAAGTTGCATCTACTAAATCTATAGTAGTTGCAGAATCACTTATATCTCCATTCAAAGTAGTTTCTAATTGTATTGATTCTATATTTGATCCAGGGATAGGACTTGTTAAATTAGTGAATCTAACCCAATCATCTGTTTCGTAACCACTGTTGGGGAAGTTACACTCTAATACATTAGTTGGTAGTCCTAAAGAACTTAATGCTGCAAAAGGGTTCTGAGGCAATAAATCAAATGTCGGCGGTTCAGTTCTATCTGGTCTAGCATTTTGTAAACCTTGTGGATCACCTCCAATAGGAACTGGATTTAACTGAGGTTGTTTAGGTTCATATTCTGATATATGAACAAATGCTCCGGTCCATTCTCTAACCATTTCATTATAAGGAAACTGCATACCCGATCTATCAGAGATTGCTAATGCATGTCTGCCTTTTGCTAAATTAGTCATATATTAAATCTCCGGAAAATAAGTTCTTGGAGTTACAAATAAACTAGAAGAAGATCCATCATTCTGTAATGCTCTTTGTATTTCATCTTCATATAACATTTTTAAATTTTGAACCGCAGCTGGTTGAAATTTAAGTGCTAAATAATAAGAAAGTCCTGCTACCATACAAGGTACAAATCTATAAGGTACATCTGCATCATTAGTATAAGCTCCAGCATCTTGAATTCTTGAAGCATAATAATAGTTAATACTATTACCGGCTTCAGTTGCACCTGGAGTTAAGAATAAAGTTATTGTTATTCTGTCAATAAATCTTTGAACAAAAAATTGTGTGGGTGAACCTTGCTGTGATTTATCTGCAAAAGATTGATAGATCGATCTATTTATTTTAGTTAATGGAAAATCTATATTTTGTTGATTTCTATAAGAAGCTTCTAAAATATCATCAACTCCATAAATAGCGTTAGCGTCTGAAACACCATCTTCAGGTGATCTATACATAGTATATAGATTCTGACCTTGCACTAAAGTTAAGTTATTGTTTTTGATTTCCCAATAGTGAAGACCTCTATTAGACCATTCTTGAAACATTATGTTTAACGATCTTCGAGCAGAGCTTAATTGTTGACCGGTAACACCAGTCATATTTATTCTCTCATACGCTTCGTGAACTATATCATCTATAGAAAAACCTTTTTCAAAGGTTGTTGTTCCCGAAGTAGTATTAGCCATGAGCTTACGCTCCCGTAATAGTTATAGTAACGCTTCCGCCTGCTCCAGTTAAATTATAAACAATTCCTTCTTTAAATAAAATACCAGAACCTGGAATATATACTTCTAAACCTTCATCACCATAGTTATAAGTAGCTACAGGTGCTCCTGGTGCTGCTGCATTTGCAGAATTGTAAAAAACTATTGTAGAGTTTGCTATTCCTTTTCCTTGAATAGAAGTAATTCTAGCTCTACCTGTTTTACCTAAAGTATCTGCTCCGACTGTATCGAAGGTTAAGGTTGTTTGATCTGATGTTGCGCTTCCTGACATATGTTCTCCTATTCTCTTGGCGGTTGTGTTTTGTATGGATGTGATCCAGGTAGTTGACTTTGTAACCCATATTTATATGCTAAGTAACCTTCACATTTTTCAATATATGTTTCAGAATCTGTATAACCATTATCTTCAAAACATGCCATAACAAACTCAGCCATTTGACCAGCTAATTGTCTATTACCAGCAGGTTGAGACATAAGTTTTAACGCTATTCTTCTTCCTAATTGATTGATATAACCTGCGCTAGTACCAACCTCAGTTCCATCTATTCTAGCTCTTATAGTTGAACCCGGAAAATCAAGATCAATCGTAAGTATATGCGGCCCTGAAAAAGGTCCTCCTGAAAAAGTAAAGCCACCTCCTAAACCACTTTGAGCATATTTTCCAAGATACTCAGTAGGGCTATCAGCTTCTATTTTAAAATCGTTTGCACTAGCGTCTATAGCACAAAATATAGAATCAGCATTTTGATTTACTTCTCCTATGTCAACACAAGTAACAACAGTAAGATTACCATTACTTGGTTTTGCAATATTATCTTGAGCTGCTGCTAGCCTTTGAGGGTTTGTAAATTGTAGGGCAGGCACACCATTTATACTACCACCAGTAGTTGGAGTATCGGCTCCACCATCTGATTGCATAGAAAATTTAGTATTATCAACTAAATTATTCCAAGTCGTAACACTGCTTCCAGATGTTATTAAGGAAGAGATAACGTCTGCTCTAAACCAAGCTTCTAAAGGATCACTTTCTGCTCCAAACACTTCTTTTGTATTCGGTAACCAAAGGTTTTGTCCTACGTTTCTTATTCCGAATTGTATTTTTTTCTCTATCATAATTTTACTCTCCTTAATTTATTAGTTAATTATTGTTTAAGATTATTGATAATCTTTACCAATGTTTGCTAATAAACTAGTTCCATCATTATAAACAGTTACGACATCAATATCGTTCGCTGCTAATGATAGCGCTGGAAATCCACCTGGGAAAATACAACTAGTAAACGCACCTGTACGTCCACCTGTTCCATCTTGAGTTATTGTGATAACTAAATTTCCACCTGTTGGAAAGTTAGTAATATTGAAAGTTGCGTTATCTGCTAATGTAACTGCAAACTGACTTCCTGTTGAATAGTCTACTTCAATTGTTGCTGCAGATGGTAATGTTACAACTGGATCTTCAGGATCGATGTCTCCAAAACTTAAAACTCCTGCTCCGTTAGTAACAACCGCTTGACCTGCAGTACCATCTAAAGCTGGTAATGTAAAAGTTACGTCAGCAGATACTGCTGTTGATGCTTTTAAAGAAACTAATTTTCCATTAGTTTTGTTAAGTAATTTGATTTCTCCGTCAGAGCCTTTTGATGTAGTTGTTTCTTCTTTACCAGCTACGATTGGTCCTGAAAATGTAGTTCTTGCCATAATTTTATCCTCCTAATTAATAAATACAGTCTTTAGGCCGTCGACTATACGCGTCTGTATTTTTTTAAAAAATATATAGTGTGGTTTTTATACAACAGTTTTAAGTAGAGTGCAAGAGATCCCGTAGTGTGGATTGGATTTTTCCAACGATGTAGCTTTTTATTAAGTAGCTACTGAAACTTCTGGAGCAGAACCTTCAATTGTGTTCTGTCTATGGGCGATCTGAGCTTCTTCTAGCTTGATCTTTGTGATGATTTCTTTGACTTTATCGTCAATTCTAACCATCTCAAGAGTATATCTATTATTATCTAGATGCTCCTGTTCCCACTTCAACTCCAAGGACCTTTTTGCTTTGTATAGGTCTTGTATCATCTATAACTTCCTCATAAGTTATTCTATTTATCTTGTCGTCATAACTAACTCCAAGATTTTCCCAAACTATACTATTTTCTCCTAGCTTGTCAAGGATTGATTGTTCAAGGTCAGTCGGGGAATCTTGTGATTCTACTGTAAATTTAGCGTGATGATTATACGCCCATATATTTACTTTAAATTTTTTCATTTATTAATAATTTGATATCTCTTCTTTTTTAGTTGTTAAAAAACTTATTTTTTCGTTTATCAAATCTACTTTAGCAGGTTTAGGATTATTTTCCAATAATCTTTGATTTCTTTTAATACCTTCTTCTATTCTTCCTAACATTCTTTCTTTATTTTGTGGTCTCCAATTAGGATCTTGACTTCTCTTTTTTAAAGCTTTGTATATTCCCATTTTAATTTTTTGTTCGATGAGGGGCGATTAACGCCCCTCAAAAATTTAACTATTAGTTACCTGCAGAAGCATACATACCTCTTGGATCTGAGAATCCAAAAGAGTATCTTTCTCTTGCTTTGTATCTAACGTTACCAGTGTCAAAGTCACCTTCCATTTTAGTGGAAATAGGTGATCTATTGAACATTTTCATACCATTAGGTACGTCAGTTTTGATATAGAACGCATCTGTATCAGTTAAGTAATGGTTGATTACATAACCTTGAGGTACCATTCCTCTAGATACGATTGCATTGATATCGTTATCTGCTGTTCCCGTTCTACCTTTTGATTCCATTAGTCTCTCTGCTGTAAACTGCTGGTTAGGGTGAATGATCATTTTCATTCCTCTAGCAGCGATTTTTAGACCTCTTTCATCAGTGAAAGCAGAAATATCAATTAGAGATTGCTCTAATGATGTTTCGTTAAGGTCAGCAGGAGTTTGCAATTGGTTAGAGAACGTTCCCGCTAATGTAGGGTGGTTTACAATTGCTCCACCTGCATTATTACCGAAAAGTGATACTCCGTCACCACCTGCAAAGTTTCCATCGAAACCATTGTTTAGGACGTTAGCCGCTTTAACTTGTTTAGTATTAGCCATAGATCTAGCTAATGCTTTTGTATATCTAGACGCAAGTCTATCATACAAGTTATCTTCAATTGCTTCTTCAGTAATTGAAAACGCTAAAGCGATTGTTTCATGTGTGTAACGAGAAGTGAAAGTCTCTTGAGCATCATCGAATGATACACCTTGACCTTCAGCTTTAACTTGCGCATTACCAAAACCAGATAACATTACTTCTTCTTCAAAAGCTCTGTCAGATGATTCAGTATCGAAAATCTCAGCATGTTCGTTCTCGTAGTTTTTGTATTCCAAGCCGAATAGTGCATTCAGACCTGGCTCTAGTTCTTTAACTAGTTGTGATCGTGATATAGCCATAGTATTTTATCTCCTATTCCTAAGCTTAGTTAATATACAAGTTACTTGCAGAATTAACTACAACAACCATGTTTACACCAGCTGCTGTAATGTCTTTGTTTTCAGGGTCTTGACCGACTCTGACAACTTTCCACATTTTAGTAGTAGCTGAACCACCGGCAACATTTAAAAGTACAGTCGATTGACCGTCTTTGTTGTCAGTAGCTGTAAACGATGTTACGTTGAAGCTTTTTCCGTTATTACTTGTTGGACATGCAGCGTCCGTTTTGATCATGTATTCTTGAATTGGATCGTCATTCACGAATGCAGTTCCGTTGCTGCTTCCAGTATTATAGTCAGTTCCAAAGATTGTTCCTGCATCCACAGAATTTACAAATCTTGGTTTTGCTGTTGAGCTATCAACGTAAAAAATTCCGTTGAAAGCACCTACTAATAATGAGTCAGCCCCATTATCGTAAGCAGCGCCACCATTACCTGTGTCGTCTGTAGTTGCGAAACTAGCATCTTGTAAAAAGCCTTCTGCTCCACCTGCATCTTGCAGTGAAACAGGGTTACCTTTATAAAGACCTACTCCTAAACCTGACTCGACTAAGTATTCAGATTGACCGCCGATTGAAGGTGTATTACCTAATCTTTCGATCATTCTTAAACCAAAGCCTGTAGTTGAGCTATTAGCCATAGTTGTTTCTCCTTTATGTGCCTGTCCCGAAGGACCTCCAGCACGGTTTATTTTAATTTAGCGGGTAGGAATTGTTAAAAAATTAACGTTTCTTCGAACCACCAAAAGTTACACGCGTTTGTCGATCACTATTGATCGGCATACTAGGATGTTGTTCCCTCATAAGATCGTGTTCAATTGCTTCGTTTCTCTCCTGAGTTTGCTTTTTAAAGTACTCAGTTCGAGATTGTGCGATCTCTTCCGGTATCCTTGCCAACACAAGGCCACCAACTCCAATCACTCCTGCGTATTTTCCTTCCTTCATAGTGGGATAAATTTCATCTGGATATGAATCAGCTCTCACCAATTCGTAACCTGATCTTAATTTACCAGACATGTTTTTAGTGTCGTCAAACCCTAAAACTTCTGTCCTTAGCCATCTATGTTTGAAACCCTTTGGCGCAGCGGGTGCATCTAAAGATGATGGGGGAGCCCAAGTCGTAGGTCTTTTTTCCTTAGCCCTAGACTGGCTTGCACGGGTGGTCTTTTTATCTTCTTCTTTTTTCATATGCTATACCTCCTTCGTGATTTTTAACTGTTTCGCATATTCTTCCAGTGGCACACCTAATTTTTTAGCAATTGCTACCTGTGAAGGTGTGAGAGACACAGTTTTGCGACCAGGTTTGACAGAACGTCTAGCCGAAGCTACCGTTCGTACAGGTCTAGTCGTTTCCCTATCCTCACTTCTATCAAATTTGTGAGGGAATTCAAGTCTTATTCTTTTATCAACCTCTGCGTAATAATCATCACTTTCAGGATCAAAATCTTCTTCATCCACTAGTTTTTTGTGTATATCAAAAGCAGTATAAGTCATTGCACTATCTTTACCAAACCAATTGTTTCTTTGAGCCCAATCCTGTGCTTTTGGATCAGGTGTTCTAGCTTGTTCGGCTTTTCTAGACGGTGTAATGTTTACAGGTCTTTCCATAAGTTCAGCTTTAGAAGTAGTATCTTTTTGCTCTTCCAATCTTGCTTCCTCGTAACCAAGTCTAGCAATTTCTTTTTGAGCATTAACTTCAGATTCTAAATCTCCGGCTTCTCTTGCAGCTGCTAATGTTGCATAAGTAGCTTTAAGATTAGATTGAATTTTTTCTTCTCTATCTTTTAAACCACTTGTTTCTAGTTGAGAGTATTTTTTCTTAAGACTATCTGAAGTTGCTTTTACTGATTGTGCATAAGTTAAAGCTTCCTCTTTTTGTCTTTCAGCTTCTCTTATTTTTCCAGTGAGCCTATCGATTCTTCTTTTTACTCTCTTACTGTACGATTCGAGTTCTTCGTCTTTTTCTTCACCTTCTGCAGATGTTTCTTTTACTTGTTCAACAGTTTCTTCCTGTTCAACTTTTACTTCTTCTTTTTTTACTTCTTCTTTTTCCGATGGTACATCAATATCTACATCAGGTCCTGATGTATCAATATCTACCATAGGAATATCTTTGTTTTCTTCGTTGTCTATTGGCATAGTTTCCTCCTATGAAATTAAATGTAGTGCAACATAAATTCTGGGTCAGCAACGGTTCCCAAAACTTCGTCGTCGTTAAGAATACGGACTTCTCCGCCTTCTATTGGTAGTCGTGATCCAGCATATCTTGCAAAAATCACCCAATCTTTTTTCTTACACCAAGGGCCTTCAGGAAATTTTTCTTTATCCTTATACGCGTCTGGTCCTATTTTCAAAACATAACCGCAGTTAGTTGCGATTCTTGCTTTGTCTAAAGATTCTTGTGAAAATATTAAACCACCTTTAGTTTTTTCTTTTGGTGTAAAAGGTAAAACTAAAAGTCTCCAACCAGAAGGTTCTGGTAAGTTGTCTATTACTTTGTCAACATTTGTTTCGTCAACTCTTTTTAACTTTTCTTCTTTGTCTTGCTCTTTATATTTTTCTTCAAGAGCCATCTTTATCTTCGGGGTTTCCGAAGTCGATAACGTTTCCTTGCTCATTTTTTTGCTCCTTTTGTTCTAGCAGGTTAGAGATTTCCTGTTGTATTATTTGTAAAGCATGTGCTTTACCAAGTAGATACTTGTATTTTTCCATATTGTCAACCGATCCAGATGTATAAGTTTCCTGGATTTGGTTGATTCCCTCTTTCAACATTCGTTGAATTTTGTAAACAATTGTTATTGGATCAATCATACTTTAAATGCCTGTAATTCGTTTAATTTTTCATTTGCTTCTGCTATTTTAGTAATTAGTTTATCCACTTCGTCAATGTGTTGTGGGTGCTCACCAATGCCTACAGAATTTTCTAGGTATATTTTAATTGTTGCATCAGCTTCAGCTATCTGTGCGTTATATCTTGCTTCTAGTGCTTCTAGTATTACTCTTTTCATTTCTTTCTCCTTTTCTTTAAAATTCTTACTCTTGTTTGCCAACAGTATTCTGTAATTTTTATAGCATATGTTTCTAATTTAGAAAACATAATATCTAATAGTCCAAGAAAATTATATATAAATCTGTCTAGCATTTCCAACGTCTTCTGGCTTGTCTAATTCTAGAATTTGGATCATTTCTAGTTTTAGCAGAAGATCGTTTAAGTTGTCCAAGTGACCTTGCACAATATGACTTTCTACGTTTAGCTGCCGCTGAACCTTTCTTAACTTTCCCTGTTACTGCAGTTTTTAATTTTGATCCAGGATTAGCTTTTCGATATGCTCTTACACCTTTAGCCGTCATACCAGCACCAGATTTAGTAGGTCTGTAATTAGCTCCCGGACCTTTAGTGGTCTTCCTGATAGTCATTACTTTCTTTTTCTAGCTGGTTTTTTAGCTGTCTTCGCTGCTCTTTTAAAGTTAGCTTCAGTAGGCGCACCTTTAGCTCCTGGTCTTCTCATTTTTTCATTACTACCGGCTTTGATTCTATTTCTTTTCGCTCGGATGTTAGCGTATAGACCTTTTGCTTTTGCCATTTGTATTAACCTGTTTGAGTATTTTTTTTGATCTCACCTTTTTTCTTTAATGCGATCATACTTTTATCTTTACCTGAATAAACCTTACCATTTGCTTTTTCATGGTCAGGTCTAGGTTTTACTCTAGGTTTTGGTTGATAATCAGTTCTCATTATTTTTTTCCTCCGTTTTTAAATATTTGTGTTCCCTTTATACCATAAATACTCGCCACGACAAGGATCCATAAATTTGTAAACCATGTCGGGAGCGATTGGAAATGCTCGAAGAAGATTTTTATCTTGTCCATCGCCTGTGCGTCGTCTGAAAAGACTCCATACGCCAAAACCAGAATGGGCAGTGTCAATATTACAAGAACCGCCTCGTCCTTATAATCCGATTGTCTTGCTTCTAGCAGTTTTCCTTGGTAAGCTTCCTCACCACGAGCTTGACGCTCTGCATGTAGCAGTTGTGCATCAGACATTGCAACTTTTGCCTTCTGCTTATTAGCATAAATTTTACTTCCAGCAGATACGGCTAATTTTAGTGCCGAAAACCACATGTTAGTACCAAGTTACAGTTGATCTTTTGTTTTTTAACATTCTTTTTTGGCCTTGTACTCTGTCAGTTTGAGATTCGTTTGGTTTTGACATCTCAACAGGTATTCCGCCCTTCAAAAGACCGTCTTTGTTTGTAAATTTTTTAAAATCTACTTTTTTAGATTGGGTTTTGATCATAAGTCTCCTATTTTAATTATTATGTATCTTTTTTAAGTGCATTTTGCAATAAAGTTTTCTCAATAGATGTCTCAGCTCTCATTTCAGCTAATTCTTCGTTTTGTTCTAACTTATTGTCTTGGTTTTGTTGGTTCATAACCGCTTTCATACGATCTAATTCAATTCTTTTAGAGTCATATTCTTTTCTTCTTTGATTTTCAGCAGCTCTTAGATCTAATTCTCTGGCTTTTAGCTTAGCAAGAGGATCATTATCGAATTGAGAAGTTATTTCTTTCTCTTCCTTCATAAATTCTTCTGTCATTTCAGCAATCAACACAGCTTTTCTTGCTTCAAACTTATCAGAAAACATTTTTAACTGTTGTTGCATCTGAGGGTTTTGTGCCATCTGTGGATTTTGTTGAGCTTGTTGTTGTATCTGTTGTATCTGTTGTATTTCTTGTGCCATTTCCATTTCAACTTGTTCTTGAGACATTAATGAAATGTGTTCAAAAATATTTTTCTCAAGACTAGCCATAATCATTGGGTTATTTCTAGCAATATTTGTAGACATAAAGTTCATGTGAGCTGTTATGTGTGCTCTATGGTCTTGACCAGGAAAAGCTTGAAAAGGTTTTTGGCCCATTGCATCAATATGTTCTAATGCCGGGTCTTTTGGAGCCGGTGGTTGAGGACGTACTAATATTGAATCTACATCTTTTACACCTAATGCCTCATACATATTTCTATAAACATTATATGTGTTGTGAATCTGAGGATTGGACATTGCCAGCTGTAACTCAGTTTGCGCTAAAGATATTCGCTGTGATTGTGAGAAAATATTTGGGTCAGCAACTGGCAATATATCTATCCTATCGTCAAAGTCCATTTGTTTAACAGTTCTTTGACCACCGACAACGTCGTAAGGATATTCTTGGGGTAAGTATGTTTTAAAAACTCCTGAAAGTAATTTAAATTCTTCTTTTAATGCAGAGTAAATTCTTTTGTGGATTGCAGACATTGTTCTACTTCCTCTTTCAAGCAAGGCAACTGTCGTACCCACTGCGGCTTGCTGATTCCCATCTCCTACTTGCAGGTCTGCTATTGAAGCAAATCTTTGCCCTGCACTAACTACGACACCCATAAGCTGTAATAGAGTTTGTGAAGGCTCTTTGTATGGAAGCATCATAAACGCATCTCTAATACTGCCACCTGGCGCATCTACATCTCTAAATTCTCCTGGTTGGATTGATTGTGCATCATCTCTAATTCTAATACCTCTTTGTTTAAATCCTGCGGGTAAGTTTGATAATGTTCCTGCATCCAAAAGAGATCTTAAAGCAGCTGTCGCTGTTCTTGATAGTCCACCAATCATGTGAATTAAACCAAAACCATAAAAACCTAATCCTGGTAAAAATTTAAAGTGTACGAAATAATTTATTTTCTTTTTCAGTGGGTCGTTTTGTACATAGTTTCTTCTAATAGATAAAATTTCTTGTGAATCTTCTTCAATAGTTACAACATAAGGTAATTTAATTCCTGTTGGTTCACCATCTTGTCCAATATCTTCAAATCCATCTATATCTAAATCAACATGAAATTCTAATAAAGTGTGCATGTCTTCGTTTTTCCCTGTTTTCTTTACACCCTCTAATTCATGTTCTTTTTTTTCAATTTCACTTTCTTTGCCTCGACCAGCTTCAGGAATTTCTACATCTCTGTAGAATCCTGATATCTGTTGTTTTCTCAAATCATTATCTGTAATTTTAATTACATGAACGATAGATTCCGCATCTTCTAATGAGGTAGCAGAATATGGAACCACTAAATCGTCCGCAGGGACAAATTTAGAAACGGCTCGTCCTAATAAATCATCATAGTAAACTTTTTTAAAAGTTGATCCAGCTAGTGGAAGATGAAATAACATAGAATCAAACTCAGGCTCGTATTCCCTCATTTGATCCATGATTTGATAATTCATAAATTCTTTTACACGGTTTGCTTGTTGAACTTTTTCTGGAGTATTAATTCCTAAAATTTGTGTTCTTACTGGTCCAGTAGCCGGGAGTAACTCTTTATAAGCGAGAGCCTGAAACTGTGTAACAGCTTCAGCCAAAACCGGATGAGTCGCGCCCGAGGCACCTTGAAATGGTTCTGATCTTTTTTCATATTTAAATCCTAATAAATCAAGTCCAGTTGTGTATGTGTGTTCCCAATCTTTTCTTGATGTTTTATAATCTTTATAATTTTCAATTAACTCAGCACTTAATTTACCAGACTCTGTTTCATCTAAATAGTCTGCTAAGTTTGCGTTGTGGTCTGTTGGGGGCGGTAAGTTTTGTTCATCACCGTAATTAATATCTACTGATCCGTCTTCGTTTTCAATTACTTCAGACGCCTCTGTAGGAAACTCTGTATTTTCTGGTTCAGATATTTCTTGAACCATTTCATCTTGAGTTACTTCTATAGTCTCATCTACGTTTGGTAGCGCTTTGTCTATTTCTGCCATTTATTTTCTCCAATCGAACTGTTTTAACATTGTTAGGTTTTAAATTCAAGCCTTGTGGTTGAGGTCCGGATTTAGGGGGTAAAAGATGCAACTTAGGGTATTTAGTCATTTTTTAATAGCCTCATTATACCACCATTCATAGCGCCATCTCTGAACATTTCATCATCGAAGTCTGTCATTTCTTCGAGTCTTTTGTATTTGTCAGCTTGTATTTTTCTTCTAGCATTTATTATTTCTTGAGCATCATCACTATAAAGTTTTAAAGCTAATTTTTCATCTCTACTTAATTCTGGTTCTTTTCCAAAATCTTCAGGTAAACCTCTAGATGGTCTAATGTTTTGTAAAGCCATTTTTTTATTAAAGGCATCTGTTAATGCTGATCCTAATCCTCTTTCTCTTACATACCCTGCTTTTTCTTGTATATCTTTAAAAGGAATTCCCATACCACCTGTTAACATTTGTGCAGCAATTTCTTTTGGTGTGTAACCTTCTTCTTGATATCCAGGGATGAAAAAAGTTTCAATACCTGCACTAAAAGGTAAACCCTTTGCTAGGGGACCGGCCGCTTTTAAAGTTGCACCAGTTGCTTTTTTTGCACCTTTTATAATGTCTTCTACAAGCTCTCTATCAATAGAGCCTTTTTGGTTTTTAAATCGATCCGCTGCTTTTTCAAACATTTCTCTTTCACTTGCAAATTTAGGTCTGTCTATTTCACTTGTTCTTTTAACACCGTCTATTTTTAATAAATCGTTTATTTGTGATGAACTTGTGTTTTTATTATTAATTAATTGGTCGTCAACAATACTAGATACTCCTGTTTTAGAATCAAAAACAATATCTATTTTATTACCGATTGGTTTAACTCCATACTCTGAACCTCTAATAGTCAATTTTAAATCTTCTAATGTTTTATCTAGATTTTGTGCAGCAGGTGTATTTCTATTTTCAGCAATTGATAAAAATTTTCTTGCGTTTTCTAACTGAGCGTTACTCATGTAATTAGCTGACTGAATGTTATTTGGAAATGCAAGGTTTGCTTTATTTAATGATTTTTTACCAATGTGTTCAGTAACATAAAAATTTTTAGCTTTAGCTTTTTGTTTTATTTTTTCAGCTAACTCTAAATCTGTTAATGCAGGTTTTCCTTTTGGATCATTTGCAGTATAATTATTATAACTAACATCACCTGTTTTTGGATTAATAGAAATTCTTACACTATTTAAAAGTTCTTTATTATTTGCAATATCGTTAACAGACATTTTAGCAAGAACATCATTCTGTTTAGCAATATCTGCTTTTACTTTTTTATATTGTTCAGCCGTCTTTTTTCCTGCTTTTGCTACAGCTTCTGTTTCTGCTTGAACTGCTTTAAGTCTAACCTTGTCTTCTGTGTATTTATTGTAATTATCTGCAAAATCTGAATAACTATTAAACACTTCTTTTTTAGAAGCTTTATCCAAACCAGAAATTTCTGGATCTAATAAAAATTTAACATCATCGCTAACTTCAGTGTTCATAAAATCTTTTATAGTTTTGCCATCTAATTTTCTATATAGGCCTCTTTTGTCAGCAGACATAAAATCAAAAAATTTATTTAATCCTTCTCGCAATTGAGGATCTGATTCAATTTTATTTTTATAAAATACTTTTTTATATTGTGATAAAGTTTTACTTTTTTCTGTTGGAGAACTTTCTAAATTTGCATAGAACTCAACATTGTTATAGTCGAAAGGTTTAAGACCTTTTTTTGTTGTTGCATCTCTTCCACTTGTTATGTTTGGTAAATTTAATTTTGGTGTTGATAAATTAAAAGTCTTTTTTCCTTTAGGAACATTACCCGATTCTAATTCTAATTGCCAATCGGAAGATAGTCCATCTATCATCGCATCAAAATCTTTTAAACCATAATTTTTTAAATTATTATCAAACCAATCTTTAGTCCAGTTATCAACATACTGCCTTGCTTTTACAGTTGCATCATTAACTCCTGTTGATCTTACAGGTTTTATTTTTTTGAAATCTTCTAAAGATTGACCTGCTTCTGAATAAATGTATTTATTTGTTTTTTTACCGTCGATAGTTTCTTGAACTCTTTTTCTATAGGTATCTGTTTCAGGATCAAAATTTATTTTTGAGTTTCCTTCTCCCGGTACAGAACCGTATTTAAAACCTTTACGATTTTGCTCTGTAAGAATATCTAGAAATTGTTGGTGGCTTGGACTTGGCTTATACACTTTTACCACCAGAATATAATTTCTTTAATAAAGATAATCTTTTCAAAGCGTCTTTTCTAGTTTTTTCATTTTGCACTAAAAGACTTTTTCTTAATGCAGCTTTTGCTTGCTTACTATTTTTTAATTTATTTAAATTTTTAGCATATCTTGTTAAACTTGACGTAGATTTTATAAATCTACTTGAATCATTACCCATTAATTTTTTAAACGGATCATTATAATCTACATTCATAGAACTTTTAACTTTTTTAGATTGTCCATAAGCGTCACCACCGTATTTAAGTTTTACTCTACCACCGTTCATGTAACCACCTTGAGTAAGGCTATTACCTGATCCTGTTCCAGGTGTACCTACCAGTTCTTTCATTTGTACGTTAATGGTTTTTTGAGGTGTTAAATTACCAGGGTTTTGATTGTACTGTCCACCAGGTGTTTTAGCATATTTACCATAACCCATTTTCTTATCATATCTGTCATCTAACGCTGCAAGATCATCATCACTCATCGCTAACATTTCTTCTAAAGTATAATTCTCGCCAAGGTCTCTAGCAGTTTGCATATAACTTGGAATCGCTCTGTTTAAAATCTGTGCAAGTTCATCTTGATTCATGAATTCAGTTTTCATTCCTGCAGGACCACCTGGACCTATTGGCATAGGACCTGGATCATTAACTCTTAAAAATTCTTCAAACTCAGGACTAGCGTCCGGAACAGATGGGTCAAAACCAAGCGTCTCTTTGGCTGTGTTTTCATCCATTGCAAAAATTTCATTCATTGAAAGACCTTGAAACTTTGGTCCACTTGTATCTGTTGCCGTCATTTTTGAATACTTACTAGTATCAACTCCTAGACTTGCTAAATTATTAAGAGCAATATTTCTTGAGTCTTCTATACCGCCATCAAAGTATCCACCTTGATATTTAGACATATCAAAAGGAGCTGGAGCTTGAGTTGGTGGTTGAGGATTAACTGCAGGTTGTTGTGGAGCAGGGTTAGCTGTTGGCGGTTGTGGTTGTGCGGGTTGCGCACCTGGTTGTCTTGCTAAGAAATCTAATTGCGATTGTTTTTGTCTAGCTTCTAAATCAAGTGATCCACCTACTGCTTTGTTTACTCTGCCGCCTGTTTTATTTTCTTCTCTTAAATCTATGTTTCCTGTAATACCTTGTACTTCATTTAAAGTATCATTTATAGCTGCATCTTTTGAATCTGTGTACATATTATAACCTTTGTTTAGCGCTTGTGCTGTTCTAATTATTTTACCTGTACCAGGTGCTACATAATCCAATAAGTAAGACGCGGCTGTTATAGTTTTACCATGCTTGGTTGCATATTCATTTGCCGTTTGTAAAATATTTTGATTATTAGTTTCAGTTTGAATTGTTCGTGCAGCGTTTGAAGTTTCAGGTAATGAAGAAATTTGTGCAAAGTCTGAACCACCGCCCACTTGTGTATAAGCGGATTTTGGATTTGGAGAAATATATGACTCCGCTCCATATTTTTCTCTTAAATGATCTTTAAATGATAGATTTAAATTTGTATCTCTTGGTGAATAAGTTGCACCTGCAAACGTCCCTGATTTAAACGCCTCCAGTGATGCATTTTCAGGTATTTTTCCTTTTTCTTTAAAAAAATCATATCTAGCTTGGTCATATAAATCTTTAGTAATACGTTTAATACCTTTATCATCTGTGTATGATTGATCTTCAAAACCATCATTGGCATCAGCTCCCATATCTTTTGATTGATCTTCAAAACCATCATTGGCATCAGCTCCCATATCTTTTGATTGATCTTCAAAACCATCATCAGCTGTAGCTGATTGATCTGTACCTGTAGCTGCTGCATTTGCTGCATCATTAGCTGCTTCACTTCCAAGATCGCCGGTATCAGGAAATAAATTATTTATCATGGTTTTATCGTAAGTACCATCATCTTGCCAACCTCCTGAAACTGCATTTTTTACATTTTGTAATTCATCATAAGAATCTGAAGTAAAAGTTAATTGACCTTTAAATTTTGGCTGCTGTTGTCTAAAACTATTAAAACCTACGGGTGATCCGCTACCAGTATGATTTTTTAGATAATTTTTATATGCTGCAACAGCTTCTGCACCTGTTCCTCCTCCTGTAGAACCTGTAGCTGCGTTATTCGCTGCAACGTTTGCAGCTTCACTTCCAAGATCACCTGTATCAACTTGATTGTTTGTACCTGTAGAACCTGTTCCACCTACGTTTGAACCTCCTGTAGAGCCACTAAATGGAGTTGCCGCGCCATACCCACCTGTACCTGTATTACTTCCCATACTTGGAGGACGATTATTTGCACCGGTATAAAGATTGCTACCCCCGCTGCTCGTTCCTCCAGTCCCGCCGCTCGATCCTCCTGATGAACCGCCTGAGTATCTACCACCTGATGGACCGCGACCAGTTGAACCGCCAGGTACAATTAAACCACCTCCAGTATTACCTGTGCCTGTATTTGTAGTTCCTCCACCTCCTCCAGTTCCTGGCTGCGAGCCTCCCGAAGCGGGCGGCGTGGTGCTAGTGCCAGTGAATGGATTAAAAGTAGGAGCTGAACCTGTTGCAGTTCCAGACTGACCGACTCCTTGTCTTGCAAGGTAATCTAAATATGATTGTTGTTTTTCTTGAGCTAGTTGTTGCGCTGTAAATGGTGAGCCACCTACTGCTAAATTTGTTCTAACATCTAATTCTACTTTCTCATCATCTTCATTTAGCTCTGCTTCTAAAAAAGTAT